ACCTTAATTCTGCACCTAATAAGTTTGGTCCAAGATTGGATGTACTTGTATTTAACGATCCATCATAACCTTCCCAGTACCATTCATAACTTGCACCACCTGTACCATTGTAAACTAGATTGTCTTGGAATTGTCTGCTGTTAGCATTATACCCTGCATCTTCTAATCTTGTAGTTGTCATTTGTGCAAGTGTATTGCCAGCTGCATCTTTAATTTTTACATGTAGTTTGTAAGTATCCTCAGCACCATTAGATTGACCACAGCTGTAGGAACTATTACCATCTTCACAGTTTTGTATTGAGAAGTATGAATTTAATTGTATTCCACCATCTAATTTTCTTTGTGTTGTAGTGTATGTTGTACTAGCTTCAACACCATCTATACCAACTAATGTACCACTTGCACCTACTTTCATTTGATAACTTGCTTCTAACTCACCATTAAACGCTGTACCACATGCATTATTAACTTGTGTTGGGCAGGTAATTGTAAAACCATTGTGTGTAGAATTATTATTTAATGCACCTGTAGATCCAGATTGTACACCATCTAGATCAAAGTTATCCATGTTAGATGATGTTGTGCCTGCATTTGGTAATATGTTTCCTGATGTTGCAGTGTCTTCATCTGCAAATACACTTGTTGTTAACAATAATAATGGTATTAACCATTTCATTTTAATATAAGTTTTACAATTGATTTCTCACCAAGATATATTTCTGTCTCTGCCATACTTTTGATGCATTGGTATTCTATATGATCTTTAGATTCTCGCATTGCCACACGTTTACCTTTTAAACATTGTGACATACCTTCTTGTATTCTATGTTCCTTAATTTCACCATTGACTATCATAAGTAAAGCTATTACCATTTCTGTCATAAAATTTTACCTTTGTTTACTCCTTGCTTAATAACATATTTTTGTGTACCATGCTTGCCAGTTTCAACTTCTTTTTTTAAATTTTTAGTAAAGCTCATTTGTTTAGCTTTCTTTTCCATGTCTTCTAAGTATTGTACAATTTTTCTAGTGACTCGTTCCATTGGCTCTTACCTTATCTTTTAACTGTTCTACATCTTCTAATGCTTTTTCTAGTTGTGTTTTAAGAAATTCTATGTTGACTTTGTTAGTCATATTTTGTTCTTGATTTGTAATTAACTTCTCTACGTCACCAAACAACGATTCTATTAACATAAATTGTTCTTGGTCCGTGGGCTTTTGTTCACTTTTCTTAAGTAAATCTGCTTGAAATAATTCTCTTGAAGTTTCCAGACTGGTTAGCCTTGCAGTCACTTCGGTATATGCAAACACACCCATAGCAACGGCTACGACTATACCAATCATATTCTTCATTGGCATGCTTACTGATGTATTTTCTGATATCTTCATCTAACGTTTGGTTCTCTTGGTGGTATAATTTCCATATCTATTTTTTCAAATTCTTTTGTCATTTTTGCTTCTTCTTTTAATTTTAATTTTTCTGCTTTCTTATCAGCTTTTTCTCTATCTTTTATACGTTTAATATATGTTTTGTAATCTGGTCTTTCATGGCCATATTTAGACCACAATGCCATAGCTTCAGCTCCAATTTTTCCATCAATTGGGCAAACGGTGCCGGCTGATATCATAGATTCAAATACACGTTCATCTTGGCAGAGAATAGCCACGGCTGCTACACGCATACCAAAGTCATTTAATATTCTAGCTAATTTTAATCGTTCACAATTTTTATCAATAAAATGTTTTCCGCCACTGATACCAAGGCCAAATGTTTGTACACCTAATGATCCACCTACTGCGCATACATCTTGTGTCATAGAATTGTATGATGGTGCTGATGATGTTGGTGGTGCCGATTTTATATTACTGTTTGATGTTGAATTAGTTGTTGTGTTAGATGATGATCCTGATTGATAGGTTGTTGCTCCGCCCGTATACCCGCCTTCAATACTTGTGTTAGATCCACTAACGTTCGATTGTGTTTCTGCTGGATATGCTGGCTCTATAAAAAAAGCTAACAAAGTTATTAAAATAATTAATATACCTGTAAAATAATAATTCATGCGACTGCACTCCATGATTACGCTGCCTGTCTACAAGAAGGACAAGTTTTTTTATAAGAATTAGGATGTTTTTCACAAACTATTTTTATTTTTTCTTTTGGCACATCTTCATAAAACTCTATATGTTCGTCTTTACATTGACAAAATTTACCAAAAATTTTTTCTATCCATTTTTTAATCATTCTTTTTCTCCTCAATTTCATAAAAGAACTTATCAGTATCTTCTGTTATCCATTTGCCTGAGTCCTCTACACTCCATTCATTAGTTTGTACTTTCCAGTCAGGAATGTTGTCCTTCACAGTAAATGAAGGTAGGTCCCAAATTATTCTATTGTTTGGTTGAGCCGCATAATTTCCATCTTTTAATGCAATTATGTGAGCGCACTTATGTTCGTGCGGTATTTCGGAATGCTCCGTATCGAGTATATTACTATCTGGATGTGCAAAGTCAATGGTAAATAAATAGTTACCGTAGTGCCATTTTTTATCTTTGCCTATGTACTTTCCGTGTTGGCCACTTAAAATATCATATACAGTAACAGCAGGGTAATAACTAAAAGAATTCCAAAGTTCCAATTCATCAAGTCTTTTGGTTGGAACAGTTGATGGTTCATAACCACGTTGAATAAAAGCCGTAATTGGGAGACGATAAAAGATTGCGCCATTTTCCATAATAGCATGCCATAAGATAGCGCGACCTGACATAGCGCTAATCCCAAACACAATGCAGTCTTCAACTTCTCCATGATGTTTTTTTCCGTCATATAAATATTCTCTCCTTATTTGTGCGTAAGTTGGGGGTATGTTTGCATTTAAATAAGCCATAAGTTAACCTCATTTTATTGTACCCCAATTTGGTCCAAATTCATAGTCCACTTTGTTGGGTACTTCAAGGTTGACTGCTTCTTCCATAATAATTTTTATTTTTTCTGCATGCGCAGAATCTTTGACTGATATATCAAGTTCATCGTGCACTTGTATATGTGGTATTATACCTTCTTTGTATAATTCTAACATAGCTTTTTTTGTCATGTCCGCAGCACTACCTTGTATAAGTTTGTTTAGTGCTTTGTATGTGTAAGCACGTTTAATCCCTGGTCCGTGTTCCAAGAGCGCTGTATCATGTGGCAATGCTTTGTGTATACCAAATTGATTTGGTTCCCATAAATGAAACCTACATAGTCGACCTAGTAAAGTTCTTACTCGACCAGAATTTTGTGCACGTTGCATAACATTATCCATCAATTGTTTTACAAACGGAACTTTATTGTGATATTGTCTAAACAAACTATCTGATTTATCTTTAGATACACCTAATTCTGCTTGTAATTTATTTTTACCCATACCATAAAACAAACCAAGATTTATGGTCTTAGCTTGTGATCTAGGTATTTCTGCCATATCAGCAACAATTGTGTGAAAGTCTGCGTCACCCTCATTGTATGCATCTAAAACATCATTAACGCCGTATAAATTCTGTAAAGCAGCATAATGTACTACCAGCCTAGGTTCTTGTTGAGAATAGTCAAAACAACCCCATGTATGGCCTTCCTCGGGTATAAATAATGACCTAATTCGTGGTCCGAGGTCTTTGTTTCTAGCTGGAATTTGTTGTAAATTAGGGTTTGAATATGAAAATCTACCCGTCACAGTTCCGCCATTATCTGAACGCAATTGATTTATGTCTGCATGAATTCTACCTTTATGTGAATGCTTTAATATGGTATCAATAAATGTGGTATGAGCCTTGTTTATTTCACGGGCTTGGGCGATTAGTTTCACCAGTGGGTGGGGGTGATTCTGTAAAAAATTTTTAGTAAAGGAAGGAGCAGATGTTTTCTCAGTTCTATCATAATCTAGTTTTAGTTTATCAAAAACTTGTGCGATCGATCGTGCAGCCCATATTTGAGTTTCTATGCCTGTGTCTTTTTTTACTTTTTGGATTAACGTGGCTTCTTGTTGCGCTAACTTTTGCTTCATTGTATGAGCTTTTTGAACGTCCACTCGAACCCCACGAAATTTCATCTCTACCAGACAAGGAAATAAATTAGTTTCTAGATCAAAAATAGATTGTATATCTTGGTGTAGTATTTCTTTTTTAAGTTCTTGCCATAACTCTAAAGTTATTTCTGCATCTTTTTCTGCATATGCACCTACATAAATGGCAGGTAGTTTATACATTTCTGCCTTGGCGTCAACACCCCAATCTTTTGCAGCAGCATATAAATCACTTTCATTTTTAGTTTTACCAGTATATCTTTTAGCACAGTTGTTTAGGTCATAGCGCATTTGATTTTCATCAACAAGGGCCGATGCAATCATCGTGTCCACAATTTTACCGCTGACACTTAAACCGAGCGCTCGTATCCAACACACGTCATACATGGCGTTGTGAAATATTTTATTTGCTGGTGTATCTAGTACACCTTGAAACCATTTTAAAACTTTTTTACGATCCATATTACCACCACCTTCGTGAGCAATAGGATAATATCCGGACCAACCAGCCACAGCTACAGCTATGCCAGTTACATCTCCTTTACCAACTACAGATCCTGATCCCATCTTTATTAGATCTGGATCTTTAGTCTCTAAGTCAATTGCAATCTCATCATACTTAGATAAGTCTGGAAAATTTTCTGGTGGTAACCACTCTGTCTGTGGTTTAAATAGAGGAGTCTGCATCGTAATCCCTTTCAATAATCATTTCTAAAAAGTGTATTGCTTTTAATATATCTTGTTTCTTTCCCTTGTCGCGATGTCTTATAATATATTTTATAGCACATCCTTCTGGGTAAAGCAATTCGTTCTCTATTACAAACTTGCTCGGTTGAATTTTATATTTTTGGTAGTGAGATCCTGCAATCTGTTTGTCGTACGCACTCATAGTATATATCCCTTCTCATATTTTTTTGGTTCAATTATGTGTAAGTTTTCTTTTGTTCTTGTTGCACCAACATAAAACAATCTATTTTCATCGTCTGGATCTCTTTCATAACCTTTCATTGTATTTTGTGTTAAATCAGTTAACAACACAACGTTTTGTGATTCACCACCTTTAGCACCATGTATAGTAGATAATTCTATTCTTGGTTTTTCATTTAACTTTTCTCCATTCTTTCTCATCTTTCTTAAATAATCTACTTTCATTTGTCCAGCATCATCAAATGCATCAAACCAAACTGTTTTAACTTGCAAACCATAATCACTAACAAGTTGATCTATTGTATAAAAAGATTCTTTTGCCATACCTTTTATTTTTTTCTTATGCCAATGTTTTGGTCCCATGTATTTAGATATATTTTCTACTTGTTTATATGATAATGGTTGTCCTCTTAATCCACTCTCCCATGCAGTCGCTGCTTCATGTAAATCTTTTTCTGTGCCTCTTCTATATTTTGATGAATAGTAAAGTCCACGTTGATACAAAGATTCTTCTACATCTTTTAATAAATATTTTGTTCTAGCTAATACTAACCACTCTCCATTTGACATATCAATTGTATCTGCATTATAATGTCTTTGTAAACTTCCTTGCACTGTTTTTGGTTTCCATGTTTTATCTATTCTGTTTCTAATTCTGTTTATTATATTCATAGCCACGCCATGAACTTTAGCTGGTATTCTAAAAGATTGTGTAAGTGGTAGGTATTGTCCTTTTAATGCTATAAAAGAATCTACATCTGCACCAGCCCATTTGTATATTGCTT